TCGGCTCCGGGCGCAAGGCGAAGGTCAAAGGCCGGCAAGGTGGGCTGGGGTCGAACGGCGATGACGAGTATCGCGATTACCACGCGGATACGGCGTTCGGCACGTTCACGATCCTAGACAAGGTCAAGACCGAACCCGAAGACATCCTCAAGATGCTTGATGCCTTCGAGCAGATCGATGGCGTACTGTCCGACGCAATGACCGAAGTGCAGCGCAAGGCCGTGACTGACGACTTCGCGTCGGGCTGGAAACTCAACGAATCGAATGTCGGTGAGGTATTCGCAAAGCGTTATGAGCGGCTGTTGCGCACCCTGGATAGCCAGGCAAAAGATGGCGTCGAGAAGGCACTGCTGGAGCGCGTCCCAGACCTCACGGATGACAACACCGAGGAGTGGTCTGCGGCGCTGGCCGGCGCATTGCAGCTCAACAAATTGATTGATGGGCTATCAGGCAACGTGCGCGCCTATGCCTCGCAAGTGGTCGAAGATACGAATCTCTCCATCGACGACGCGCTCTCCCAAATTACCGCTGGCGTCTCCGCTCATTCAGCTGTCTCCGCCATCGCGGATGAGCTCAATCTGACCTTCGACAAGATGGGCGATCAGGCCGTCGAAGCGTCGCTGGATCTCGCACAGCTCACTGGCGGTCTGGAAAACCTGCAGAGCCAGGCGCAGACGTATTACCAGAACTTCTTTACCGATGCCGAGCGCCAGCAGCGCGCCATCGAGCAGCTAACTCCGGCACTCCATACCGTTGGGCTTTCCGCAGCCTCGACCCGTGAGCAGTTCCGCACCGTCGTGGAATCTCTCGATCTCAACACCGAAGCGGGCCGCCAGACCTACGCAGAGTTAATGGGCGTGGCTGGCGCCTTCGCCGAGATCTCCGATCCGATCCAGGAAACGACACAGTCGCTCAAGGATCTTCAGACGGCCGCTAAGTCGCAGGTCGAAAGTGCCAAAGACGCCGTGCGCCAGGCTTACGAGACCTTCGCCGGCCAGGCCTTCGACCAACAGGTCACGCTGCTGCAGCTCGCCGGACGCGACCAGGAAGCGCTGAACCTGCAGCGCCAACAGGAACTGGAGACAATCGACGAAAGCCTGCGACCGTTTCAGGAACGGATCTGGGCGCTGCAAGACGAGCAGTCCGCGCTCGAGGACGCACGCCAGGCCAGTGTCGATTACCGCTCTGCGCTCGAACAGGCATCGAGCCAGCTCGACGGCACCCTAGGCAACATCAGCGCGTGGATCGACCAGCAGATCGCTACCGGCGGCTCACCGGGCGTCAATCTTCAGGAAGCCCAGGCGCAGTTCGCGCGCCAATTGACACTGGCGGAGTCCGGCGACCGCGATGCGCTTGGCTCTATTACCCAATACGCCGACCGTTATCAGCAGGCCGGCGAGTCCTACTACGGCTCGGGTTCAGGCTACCAGCGGATTCGCGACGAAGTGCTCGATGCCTTGGGCGATCTGCCCGACCAGGTGTCCGCCGAGGAATACATCGCCGACGAGATCAAACAGGCGCTGATTGAGCAGACCGACGGCATCACCACCAAGCTTGCCGATGTGCTACGCGGCGACAACCCGGCCTCGATTGGCGCTGAGTTGGCGAGCTACTTCGGCACGCTCGCCGGTGGCATCGATGGCGTGCTGACCCGCGACCAGCTCGCCCTGGTGATGAATGGCAAGGCCACCGACCGTCAGCTCGATGCGATGATCCGCGCGCTGGACCTGAACGGCGACGACATCGTCTCCGGCCTGGAATCCGTCATCGTCTCCGGCATGCCTACCGACGCCACACTGGCCAACGTGCTCGGCTCGCAGCTCCGAACCAACGGCAACACGGCACTGACGGCCGCGCAAGTCCGCTCGGCGCTTTCGCCGATCGCTACCGATGATCAGATCCGTGACCTAATCCAGTCGACTGATAGCAACGGCGACGGGCTGCTAAGTGCCCAAGAGGTAGCCAATGCGCGATTAGGTGGTCTCGCGAAGGGTATCGGCGGCGCACTGGATCCGATGTTCGACCAGATCGACAAGAGCCTGGATGGCCTGATCGATTACTCGGAGTTTCGTTCTTACTTCAAGGGGCTGGCCAGCGACAGCCAGCTGCAGCAGATATTCACTCAGCTCGACACCGATGGTGATGGCCAGATCAGCGCACTCGAGGCAGTAAAGCTGTCGACCGATAAGGTCGGCAAGAACACGGGATCGCTTGAGGAGCGCTCTCTCGAGCAACTGGAGAAGCTGACCAACCTAACCAGCGAGATGGCGCGCTCGACCGATCAGTTTATCGGACTGAACTCGACGATGCTCAGCCTGAGAGAGTCGATCAACGCCTTGGGCGTCGCGCAGAAAGAAGCGGCCCGAATCGAGAAAGCGCGCCAGGAAGCCGAAGCGGCGGCCAAGCAACGTGTCGAACTCGAGCGTGAGCTCAGCGGCTACGAGGCCAAGTTAGACTCAATCAACTCAAAGGTCGGCAGCACCCAATCCGACGTCTCCGACCTGACCCAGCAGCGCAAAACCTACGATTACGTGGACTATCGCAACGATCACGCTGCCGGCCAGTGGTCGAACATCGATCAGTCCTATAAGGGCTATACCGGCTATATCGGTGATGAAAACGCCTGGTGGGATGACGGCAAGCTCAAGACGTCAGGTAATAGCGTCGAGAAGCACAACGTCAAGAACCTGTGGGATACCCTTTCGGATTATGTCCACGCGTTCAATAGAGCCACCGGGGAAGGCAGTAACCAGCTCCTTGAGCTAGATGAAACCGATTTCTATGGCGAAGGAGATTCCCGAAACCGATTCGAGATCGAGTATGGCGGAAAGACCTACAAAGCCGGATACGACGATCAGGGCATCCAGACGATGGAAGATGCCTGGGATGCGATGCAGGACGCGCTCAACAGCTATTACGACACCAGTTTCGACTGGCGTCAGGGCGACAGCGTTCGTGACCAACTCAGTGACGCCGAGAACTCGCTGGAAGATCTGCTGGGCGATCGCGGCAGCGCCCAAAGCGAAATCGACAAGCTCAAGGAACAGATTGCCGAGCTGAAGAAAATCGAGCAGTACGATGGTAGCCATGCCGATGGCCTTTCCTACGTGCCATTCGATGGATACCGCGCTGAGCTGCACGAGGGCGAACACGTCTCGACAGCCAAGGAAGCACCAGCCGTGCGCGCGTTCTTGAGCGGTCGGCTATCGCCACCGCCCGTACAGCAGAATGACAACCGGCAGGTGGAGAATCTGCTGAATCGCTTGGCGCAGCTCTCCCAGGAGAATACCGAGTTGCTGAAGCGCCTTGAGACCCATGGCGCTGCCGGCGTTCGGGTTGCTCAAGCAGGACATCAACGGTCCATCCAGCAGCTTGAGCGCATAGCGGGTACCAATGAGAGCATGGATGATCGCGAACGGCTGGGAGCGTTGTCATGACATGGCTCCTGACAATCGAGGCTCGCGACCCGGACAATCAGTCCTGCGTGCTGCGGTTCTCCGATGGCGCCTATGACGCACCGGACGACACGCTCTATCTACCGCGCATCCAGCAGCCAGGCCTCTACCAAGCGGGGCTGTATGCCGGCGAGATCGTCAGCGTCGAGCGCTCGGGGTTCGGCGAGACCACGCTGATCAACGCCGACGGCGGGCTGGACTACCTGGTGGATTACGCGGTCGACGGCCGCGCCGTAGTGCTGTCGCTGGCCGCTGAGTCCGGTGTAATCGAGGTTCTGCGCGGCACCGCCGCCGGACTCACCTATCAGCGCAACCAGGTCTCACTCAAGCTGCGCGAGCCCCAAGCGCTACTGCAGCGTCCGCATCCCTATAAGACCTACGCCGGCACCAACACGTTGCCAGACGGCATCGAGGGCGCGGCCGACGACATCCAAGGTCAGCCCAAACCACGCGTCTATGGCGATGTGCGCAACGCCCAGCCGGTGCTGGTCAATACCGCCAAGCTCATCTACCAGATCAGCAGCCGAGATGACTGCACGATCGATGCCGTCTACGACAAGGGCGCCGCCCTGACCCAGGGCGCGGCCTATAGCTCACTATCGAACCTTCAGAGTTCGGCCCCAGCCGCCGGTGAGTGGCGTGGTTATAAGGGCTATGTTCGTCTCGGTGATTCTCCCGCTGGCACGCTGACGTGTGATGCACGCACCGCAGACGCCGGCATCGCTGACGTGTTGACCATGCTTTGCGACGAGGTCGACCAACCCTGCGAAGCCTCGGCACTAGAGGACATGGGCAATGTGGGCCTCTACGTCACAGACACCAGCAACACGGCCGATCTGCTCGACCAACTAGTTGCTGTCGGTGCCTGGTGGCGGATCGACGCTGCCGGCACGCTGCGTGCCGCGTTACTGGCTGTGCCAAATAGCGCCCCCACGACGATTCAGGGTTACGAGATCGTCTCGATCGACCGCAAGGCGACCGGCGCTAGCGCCGATGGTCTCCCGATCTGGCGGGTCACAGTGCGCGCCGATCGTCTCGAGACCACTCAAACGGACCTCGCCGGCGCTGTCGATGAGGTTCGCCGGGCTCGGCTTGGCCGGCAGTACCGCGAAGCTATCGCCGAGCGCCCCGACGTCCTGGAACGCCATCCCCTCGCCGGAGAGCTAGTGATCGATTCGACGTTACGAGATCTCGCCGATGCCCAGGTCGCCGCCGAAGCTATCGCTGAACTGGTCAGCGTGCGCCGCGACCGCGTCACCTTAGAGGGGCGCGTGGCGCGACATCAGCTGCAGATCGGTGCCGGCGTTGAAGTCGTAACGCCCCGCCTCGGCTATGCAGACGGCCGGACCATGCTAGTGCTTGGCCGACAGATCAATGCCCGTACCGGGCGACTGACACTGGAGCTTTGGGGCTGATGGCACTCGATCCAGACAAGATAACCCTGTGCTGGCCCAACCTGATCGATAAGGCCACGATCACCGGCGGTGCGTGGACAGAAAGCCTGCCGCTCACGCTGGTACGGGATCCAACGCTGGCCGTGCGCTGCAAGAGCATCGACGCCGATCCCGCCTCGACTTGGTTCGATATCACCCTCGACAAGCCGAGGCCGATTCAATGCCTAGCGATCGCCGCTCATTCGTTTTCCGCGCCGGCACGCTACCGCGTGCGCATCTATGGCGACATCGATCAGCAGTTCCTGCTGTGGGACAGCTCCTGGCACACGGTATGGCCCCAGTTATTCGCCACCAGCGAGCTGGAGTGGGAGTACGACAACTACTGGCTGGGCACCATCGCCGAGGATGATCGGGCGCTCTATACGCCGCTGCTGACGGTCTTCGCCGACGAGGTCCAGCTCGCCCAAAGCGTTCGCGTGGAGATCGACGATGTCGGGAATCCCGAGGGCGCCGTGCGACTCGGACGCGTGTTCGTCGCCGACGCTTGGCAGCCAGAGACCAACGTTTCCTATGGCATTCAGCATGGTTTCGATAACGCCACATCGTTCGAGGAAGCCGGCGACCGCACCGAATACGCCGACGTAAAGCGTCAGCGTCGCACGGCCACGTTCAACCTGGAGTGGCTTTCCGAGGAAGAAGGCTTTCAGCGGGTTTATTCACTGCAACGGGTACTCGGTACCCATGGCGAAGTCGTCTACGCCTTCAATCTTGCGGCGCGACCCGAGAACTTTGCGCGGACGTTCCTCGCCCGCCAGCAGCAGCTCGACCCACTCGCCCAGCCCTATGAATTCACGCACACCAACAGCATGAAACTGCTGGAGATCCTCTGACATGGCAGAAGTCACATTTCCCGAAGAGCTGGGCGGCGGTGGGCTCGTTGTCACCGACGATGCCAATCCCGATACCGGCCTTGCTGCCGGCGGCCACCGCCTGCGATTCGTGCCAGCGCTGGCTGGCGCCGTGGCCATGGCCCGGACTGCGGCTCAGAAAGCGGCGCTGGCCCAGGAACTGGCCAACCAAACGTCCGATGACCGCCGCCAGACCGGCGAGGACCGCACTGCCACGCACGCCGCTGCTGAAGCAACGAGCGCCGACCGTGAGCAGACAGGATTGGATCGTCAGGCTACCGCCGGGGATGCAGTGGCCACCAAGGCGGATAGGAAGCAAACCGCTCTCGACCGCACGGCCAACGACGAAAACGCTCAAGCGACTGCCGCCGATCGCAAGCAGACCGGACTCGATCGTACCGCGACTAGCGAGGCCGCTGAGGCGACAGCGGCGGACCGAAAGCAAACAGGCCTCGACCGAACGACGACTGGTGAGAACGTTGTGGCAACCGCTGCAGACCGACAACAAACCGGGCTGGATCGTGAGGCATCCGCAGGCTCCGCCAGAGCCGCCGCCGCCATCGTCGACATGCTGCAGATAGCGTTCCGTGGGCAACGTACGGGCGTCGAGATCATCGCGCACCGTGGGTTCAAGAGCGTCTCGATCCAGAACACGCTGCTGGCGCTGACCACCTGCATTGACGGCGGCGCCGATTCGCTTGAGTTCGATGTGCAGATGACCATGGACGGCGTGCCGGTGCTGTTCCATGACAACGAGATGTCGCCGTTGACGTCCGGCGCCGATTCTATTGCGGAACACACTTGGGATTGGATCAGCGGCAAGCGATATCTTCAGGCCGACGATACCGCTTATGACGGCGTAGGCATCCCCGCGCTGGCGGAGGTGTTGGCGTACATCCAGCACACACAGTGCCGGTTTTATCCCGAGATCAAGAACTACCGGACGCCCGCTGATATCGATGCCTACGTCTCAGCCATTCAAGGGGCGAGGTTATCGGCCCTCTGTTGCTGGCAGTCGTTCACACCCAGCGATCTCGAGCGCGTGCGCGAGTTGGATGCGAGCTGCGAGGTGGGCTTTTTGTCTTCCAGCACCGATCAAGCCTCGCTCGAAGCGCTGGCGGATCAGGCCAGCCAACACCTACCCGCGAGCCTCCTGCTCAAGACAACCAGTGTCAGCACTCAGCCAGGCATTGTGGCTTACGCCCGTGCGCGCGGCGTCGACGTGGGAGTGTGGACCCTCGATACGCGGGCGCAGCGGCAACAAATGGAACGGCTAGGCGTCACGCGCCTGATGTGCGACCGAAACGTGAGGGGGTGACATGGAGACTCAAGGTAATGACTGGGCTCAGTGGGAGTACTACAACAACTCTCTGACCGCGACGATGACCGTTAACCAGTACGGCGTTCGGCTCATCGAGAAACCGAATGACGACGGTTCCGTCAATGGGCGCCTCTACCCTCGCGTCCTAGCTGGTGACGACGTGCTATTCACGATCGAAGCACGGTTGATCGACGGCGATCTGGAAGCCGATACCTGCCCGTCGATCGCCATCGATTACCCGGAGACGGCAAATCCTGTCGTGGAGGTGAAGATCGATAGCAGTAGCTGGAAGCAGTACCAGCTGCGTTACACGGTGCCTTTCGACGCCGCCGATGGACAGAAACTCCCTATCTCCGCTGGCGTTTACGGTGGACGGGTTGGCTCCGTCGAGTTCAAGAATCCCAGGCTTCGAATCCAGAACGGTCAGTCTCACCAGATGCACGGCATTGGTATCCAAGCCCACAACACGCTGGGGCGTGGGTTCGAAGCGATCCCTCTCAAGGCCTTTAAGGGTGACGAGGCATTGTTGCTGGGGAAGTGGGAAGACGCTCTCTTTCGGATGGCGGGGTCGATGCGCGCCGCGCGCACCAGCAATTCGAATGTGGGGGAGCGGTTTGGCGGTCACGACTTGATGACGACGGCGGATGCCTACGGCAACGACCGCAGCGTTATCTATTCGAGCTTCAGCGCCGGCTACAGCGAACCGGGCTTTTTCTATCGCGCAACTTACAATGGCGAAACGTACCTGGTGCTCGCCAATACATCGGGAGACCTCTGGAGCGATCCTTCTCCCCGGTTCTGGGGCTACCACCAGAACCTAGTTAATCAGGTGGTCAGTCAGGCCGATCTTACGGATCTGACGCCCACCGAAGATTTGACCTATGGCTATGAGCGAAACCGATTCAATGGCGCTCCAGCCTACTCGGGGCGCAACGCCTTGGACTCAT